TCCGGCGTCTACCAGTGCCCTCATGGCCGACGTTGCCGTCATGGTCAGGTTACCGATCAGGTGGATGAGACCGAGACCGTAGAAGCCGAAGCCGGGGACGAACCGGTAGTGCGTAAAGTGGATCATTTTCTCCGCACGAGGGTCGTCTTCGCGGTAGTTACGACGGATAGACAGGACGGCCTGTGAGGATTCCTCGACGGTGATGATGTACGGGTAGGCCTGATCATCGTCTTCCAGCTGCATGAAGACGTGCTGCTCCAGCAGGGTGTACTCCGGGTCTTCGGAGTTGTTGCCGTGCAGACCCATGATCTCGTCGATCTTGGCAGAGATTTCGTTGTCGGACCGATTGCTGTCCGGCTGCTCAGACAAATCCTCGACGTCGCGGTACATTCCTGCTGCGATGTCGCGGCGCAGATCGACAGGCGACTTGTAGATGACGTGCGTGTACCGGTCGGCACGGCGCAGATCAGTCGCCGCGTAGTTCACATAGAACTGGTCGATGGGGATGTGTTCGGCAGTCGGTCGTTCCAGACCACCATCGTAATACATTTTGACGATTGCTGATCCGACAATCGGGAGGTGGAACAGCATACGCTCCATCTCGTCGAAGTATTCGGGCATCATCTCCGTGAGTTCGTAATTCATAAAACGACGAACACGATTGGCCTGTTGCACGATCTGACTGTCAGGATCACCGATGATCTGTGTCCGGACAGGACCGGCAGCAGGGAGAAGTTCCTGACTGGCCTTTGACTGGAACTTGACTGCGGACTCGATGATCAGCGGATGTGTCGCCGCACACGATCCTTCGAACGCCGTGCCGGTTTCCTCAAACTTCAAGCCCAGAAGATCAAGACCACGGGTCAGTGTCTCGTCCCATTCGGAACGGCTGTCCTTGTCGGCCTCGAATCCTTCGATGACCTTGTCGGCAATGTCCGATAGCTCGTCGTCACCGAGATACTCGGCAAGGTTGGCGAAGTGCGGGATTTCAATTTCGGCTACGACCTCGTCCTGCATAGCCGTGATGAACGCCATGTCGTCAGGCGACAGACCTTCGACAAGGATGTCGTCCATCTCCATCTCGAACTCTGCCCCTTCGGGGCCTCGGAGGCCTTCTTCCATTTCAATTTCCTGCCCAAGGGCCTCGCCCGGAGGAAGCATCGGGCCATAGTTTTCAACGAGTGACATCAGATTGCCTTCGGTTCGTGTTTGTTGGATCGCTCAACGACAGAGCCGCCTCTTTTATACGTGCTTACAGGCTTTCCTCCAAGGTCTTTCATCATTTCGGCTGTGATGGGGAGCGACCAGACTTCTTGGGTTTTGGCTCTTAAACCTTCTGTTATAGCAGCCAAATCTTCAGGAGCCATCCCAACCATGTCTTCCCATAACGATATTTGTTCTAGTTCACTTAACATTGCCTCATCTATTTCTAATTTATCCTTTTCAACTTTTGTTCCGTACTTTTTACCAAGTTTATTGGCGTATTTGACAAGAGTTTGGTCATAAAATTTTTGCAGCCCTGCGTCTCTCTTGGCTTCGCCCGGATATCGTTTCATGTGAACTTCGCCGGGTGTCCATGTCAGCGAATCAGCGCCTGAATCAATAGCGTCTTTCAAGGCACGGCGGAAGGCAGTCTCGTACCAGTTTTTCTTTAACGGAAGGTCTGGTAAAGCCTCAGTCCCACCGTATTGCCCACCAATAGCACTAAAATTTTTTGCAATATTAGTTTTAGTAAGACGAATGCTGTTTTCTAGAGCTTTTACCTCCGTTACATTTTTATCGGTCGGATTGTCTAACCCACGTAGCAAAGCCTCGTCATATGTCTTTTCTAAATCTTTAAGCGTTTGAGACTGTGATTCTATTTCGTCTAACGTTTTTGCAATCTTATCGCTTGTTAGATAGCCGTATTTACGTCCTTGCTGGTGCAGGTCGCTTTGAATTTCTTGGACGAATACAGTGTTTTTTCCACCCGCTGTGGTCCGATTGTCCATGCGAATATGCGCCAAGTTGTTGGTCGTCTCCGGAAAATGACCGCTTGTGTAGTTCAATGCGTCGTTCAGGTCGTCTTGACTATAGTTCATGATTCGTGGAAGAACTTCTTTGAACGTAGGCGGTAATGTTATCGGTTCTTGAGGGTCTGCTTTAATTACAATTTCTCTATAATTGTTTCCACCTTCGAGCGTGTACTGTGGTTGACGATATACAGATGGTTTCGTGTCGTTAGGTCGAAGCATTTGTTCAGTATAATCGTACGTGTCAAATTCTTTTTGCAGTTCTGCTAGTTGTAGCTGTCGCGGTGTTAGGTCTTCCACGCTGCTTAGTCGAGTTCCCTGTGCAATTTCGTCGATGACATACGGGTCACTCTCCAATCCTTCCATTTCAAGATTATATTTTAAGCGTTCTATCTGTTCGTCTAACTCAACAAAACGAGTGTCTTGATAAATGTCTTCGCTGATGTTTTGTGGTATGGCTTCTGCAATCTCACTTTTTGTAACTTTGGGATTTTTGAGCAGCGAGGAAAGACCAGACTCTTCGATTTCCCGTGGCTTGGCCCCTGCCTTTTCCAGCATGGCCCTCATCTGCTGACCGGTTCCCTTTTCCTGCGAGATTCTGTCGAGAGCATCACGGACGGTTGATTGATACATCGGCGGGTCGTTAAGTTTAGCTGCTCCCATCGCCAACCCACGAGTTCCTGTAGCAATTCCGGCAAGTCCTCCGGCGGGTGTATAGTTTAATGCTACATCCGCAGCAGCGCGTTGCAGTTCATTCATGTCTTGAATTTCACCACGGGCGACACGGGCTGGTATTTCAAAAACCGACACAAGGTCACGGACAAATTCTGGATAGGCGAAGTATGTTTCGTCTGTTGTTCTATCTACCGCAAAAGGAAGAATTGACCCGTATTCAAGATTGGGGTCTCGTTGCGGAATAAGGCTATTCATATAGCGGATGTCGTCGTCGTCAGCCACCCTTCGCCTCCAGCAGTGACAGTCGTACCTGTAGATCGTGAATGCTGACCATCAATGCCTCGCGCAGTTGCTGACGGGCAATGGCGTTGTCCGGTGACGGGACAATCTGTCCTGCCGGTGTTACCAGCTGCATCATGCGAGACTCTGTCTGGTACAGGCGATTCTCCAATTCGTTAAGCGACATCAACAGATAGCCGACTGCTGCAAAGAGCAGCGGTGCTGTGGTCGTTATTACGGATTGAAGATTGAATCCCATGCGGGAAATTATACGGCCCTGCCGGGGAGTACCCAATAACCACCACGCCGCTTCCTTGGCTGTTCATCCGACCACTCCGGATCGTCTGGATGTTCGACACGCCACGAGTCCTTGACGTACAGGATTGCCATGGTCATGGCGTCTACCATATCGTCATGTTTACCGCCGGGGAAGCGTAGCGACTGGTTCAGGAGATCGTCTGCCCACTGCTTATCGGCTGGTATCCAGATACGTCCGGACTCCATCAGCGGTGTCGCTGCGTTGACCCTGCTGACTTTGTCGCGGTCCGGGTTGTATTCCATGATGGGCAGTCCGGCACGACGCAGGTCTTGGATGAGCGATTGGCCGGATGCTTTCTTTTCCACGATCATCAGGTCTGGTCGATGGGCCTCGTACTCTTCCTGTGCAAGGGCACGGAGTTCCGGGTACTCCCAGCGTCCGTGTTCGTTGCCCAGCAGGATCAGGTTAGCCACCACGTGTTCGACACCAGCCGAGTCTGCCTGTTGTGTGTGGAAGATGCCCCATGTCTGTATGACGGACTCGTCAGCTGTCTGTCGGGTTGAAAAGGCCGTATCCAAAGTCTGGACAATGAATTCGCAGTTCGGTGGCTCTGACCCCTTCCACGGCTGGAGGTATCCCATCTTGATGATACCGCCATCGTCCGGTGTCGGGTTCTGCATGTAGAGCGACTGCCAGTACTTCGCCCCGTTGTTCGACCGAATTTCTGCTTCATCCTGTCGGAGCAACTCGTCTGTCTTCCACTCCGGGAAGTAGGACGACCCCACCGGCAATCCCAGAAGGTCTGACGCTTCCTCGTCTACCCACGCAGGTATCTTGATGACCTTCCATGGTTGAGTTTCTACTTCCTCATTGCCCTGATTTCGCAGCAGCCACCCGCAAAGATCGTCGTCATGGTATCTGGTGTTGATGATTACGATGGACCCACCGGGCATGAGTCGGGTACGTAGGCCGGATGG